TTTTTTTAATCAAAATGTTCATTCACAATGCACATTCAAGAAAGGAGAAAAAAGAAATGAACGAATTATTAAGAGTTAATTATGACAGTGACAGAATCACACTGTCAGCAAGAGAACTACATGAATTTTTAGAAGTATCAACAAGATACAATGATTGGATCAAAAGAATGTTTGATTATGGGTTTAATGAAAATATTGATTATAGACCTCTTACTCAAAAAAGAGTAACAGCCCAAGGCAATGAAACAACCTATATTGACCATGAAATCACTCTAGACATGGCAAAAGAAATCGCAATGATCCAAAGAAGTGAGAAGGGTAAACAGATCAGACAGTACTTTCTTGAATTAGAAAGAAAGTGGAATAGTCCAGAAGCAGTAATGAATAGGGCACTTGAATATTCAAGAAAGCAAGTTCAAGCGCTTCTTCAAACAAACGAGAAACTAGAACTTGAAAACAAGATGAAGGACCAGCAGCTAAATGAATTAAAACCAAAAGCCGATTATTATGATCAGATTCTTCAGAGCAAGTCATTAGTATTGATTTCTCAGATTGCTAAAGATTATGGAATGGGAGCCCCAACAATGAATAAGAAGCTTCATGAGTTGGGTGTTCAGTATAAGCAAGGTGGACAGTGGCTTCTATACAGCAAATATCAGAACAAAGGCTACACACATTCTAGAACTATCAATATCACAAGAAGTGACGGCCGTTCTGATGTGAGAATGCAGACAGAATGGACACAGAAAGGAAGACTGTTCTTGTATGAACTTCTTAGAAAGAACGGTATTCTTCCAATCATTGAGCAGAATTAAGGGGTGATCATCATGGATGAATGGAGTATCTCAATTGATGAAGTTATGAAAATAACTCACAAAAGCCGTGACTTCATCATTAACGCAATCCAACAGGGCGTTTTTCCTGGGTCAGTAGTAACACATAGCTCAGGTAAAAGAAGTACATACATCCCTAGAAAGGCTTTCATGGATTACATGAACAATTATTATAGAGCTCCTTCAGATAAGTTGATTGCAGCAGTGGTAGATGAGCTCACTAAAAGAAAGACAATTGAATAAGTAGCATAGTTGCTCGTAGGCACCTAAGGCCAAAGAAGGCAAATAATATTATTGTAGAATGTCTCGTTTTCATTTTTTTGGAAACTCCCTTCGTATGTGTATCTTACATTGAATATATCAATCCTTTTTAAATAATTTGTCTGTTGATCAAATAAATGCTTTCTTTGGCGCTAAGTGCTTATGAGCATATAAAAAAAGAACACACGACAGCCATCGTGTGCTCCCACTCAATCTTCTAGGAAAAGATTGATAAAAATCAGACAGTGCTAATTGTAGCACAGAAAGAGGAAATTATGAATAGTAAAAGAATCTTATTAATTGCATTTAACACTTTTGTTTTAGGCATGGTTATTTCAATGATTAGTACAGGCACAAATTGGGATAGTACAGCCGCACATGTCTTAAGTGCTTTCTCATTAGGATTAAACATCTTATTTTTGGAATATATCGGATTAAAGGGGGATAAATAATTATGATCAAACACGTAGAAACACCATTTTTACACCTTGAGATTAAAAACGGGAACTGTGAAGTAACAGGAAGAGGAAACACATGGCAGTACTTCTTGCTATTTGCTTACATCGTTAAAGCTGCAAAAGAAGGGCGCTTCACTAATGGGTTTGATAGCGAAGGAGAAAAGAAGGAATTTATCAGAATTCTAAATAAGGTGTATGAACGACCAGACGCTGCAATTAAGGCATTTTCACAATTAGGTGATGTAAATAGTTATGGTGCTATTTCAAAAGCCTTAGAAGCACTAGATAGCTTGTTCGAAGGGGATTACGTAGATGGAGAATAAGAAAGATATTCTAGAGAGCCTGTTTGAGACTCTCACTAGAACTAGAAAGTGGAGTGATGAAATAGCAGAAATGCTATATCACAAGGATAAGAACGGCAATGAAGAGGTCACTGTCAGACTTTATGAAGGCAACGCAGAAATGTTTATTGATGTTACTGGAGACAGTGGCATGGCTCTTATTAAAGATGTAATCGCAGCTTTAGAGGAAATGCGATGACCTCTTTCAAAGGACTGTTCGATTGTCTCTATGATCCGATTCCAAAAGATAAAGAAGGGTGGCTCTCTCAGAGACGAAAAGGTATCGGTGGTTCAGATGCTGGAATAATCGAAGGTGTCAACCGCTACACAACTTTACATGAGCTTTGGGAAGACAAGACGGGGAGACAAAAGAGACCTCAGGTTTCAAATCATGCCATTGAGATGGGAAACCGTCTAGAGCCTGTAATGTTCAACCTGTTTGAAGCACTCTATGGCGATGACTATGAAGTCATTGACACAAAGGATTATTCATTATCTCGCAAGGATAAGGATTGGATGCGAGCCAATCTAGATGGCGCTCTCATTCGTAAGGAAGATGGATCAACAGGAATTTTAGAAATTAAGTCAACCACTATTAACAAGTGGCAGTACTTCCAGGATGAATGGGGCGATGATTCAATGCCTCAGACATATTACTGTCAGTGCCTTCATTATATGAATGTGACGGGTGCGGAATTTGTCATATTATTCGCTATTGCCATGATGCCGTGGTGTGATGAAACCAAGACAATTATTAGAAGAATTGAAAGAAGCGAGGTGCTTTTGGATTTAATGCAGCTAGAGGCTGATGAAGAAGCCTTCTGGCAAAAGCACATCGTGGAAGATATTGAACCAAATTTTATTTAAAGGAGAAAAAGAATGAGATTTAAACAAGAAATTAAAGACCGCTTATATGGCGGTCACATCGGAATCGAAACAGACAAGATTGATTTTGAGATTCTCAAAGTCATGCTTGCAGATGACAACAAAAAAATTGCAGATGGAAAGCCAGTAACTGAACTAGCATGGCCTTTTGGTGCAATCACAGCACTCACTGCAGTTAATGACAATGGTGAAGTATTCGCTGACAAGCAGATTGACATCAGATACGAACAAGTGAAGTTCAGGGATGCAATCATCGATGAAGAAGATGCGCAGCCTATTGATGCAGATGTCAATGAAGTTGCTGAAATGCCTAGTTTAAGTGTTGTAAAGGTCATTCCAGCACAGATTGAAGGCTGTAACGTAAAACACTTCAAAGAGGCTGTAAAGTCTTATTTGAAACGCTATGACGGCATTGTAGTGACTGCAGACAACTATAAAGAGTTATCTGATGTTGTTTCTAAACTGAAGAAAGAAAAAGACAATGTCAATGAAAGCAAAAAGGCAGTCAAGAAAGAAGCAATGAAAGTCTACACAGACTTTGAGAACGATATGAAAGAAGTTCTTAAGATGTTTGATGCTTCTATTAGTTCCTTATCTAGTGATATTAAGGAATTTACAGATAAGGAAGTAGCAGAGAATGAAATGGTTGTAAGAGAACTCTGTAATGAGGCTCTTAATTATTATGTGCATAGAAATGATTTCGATGGATACTGTGCAACTAAAGTATTCTCTATTGATCCACGTTGGAGTTCTCTAAAGAAGTTCATCAACAATAAGAAGCCAACCAAAGCGCTGGTAGATGCAATCAAGAATGAATGTGAAAGAACTAAAGAAACATATAAATCATATTTACAAAGATGCGAGTCTTTAGACATCTATTTAGAGGCTAGATGTAAAGAAACTGATGTTGATCAAGAGATGATTGATGTGAGTGTCTACAAAGATAAGTTAAGAAACGGCTCTTTTGAAGACATTAAGCCACTCCTAGAAAGAAGATTTAGAGAAATCATCAATAGACGAGATGAACAGGAACATCAGAAGGAAGAAGCGAAAAAGGAAGAAGTTAAGCAGCAGGAAAAGCCTGTAAATGCTTCTTCAGAAGAAAAAGAACCTCTAAAGATGCTGGTTGGTAAAATCGTAGGAACAAATGCAGCACTAAATGAATTAAAAACATCTCTAGACTACCTCAAAGCCAAATATGATGGTTGTTTCGATTATGATTTAAGATTCCCTAGAAAGAAGAAAGAAGGTAAATAACAATGACAGTTAAAAATAGTTTAAGAAAAGACACAAACAAAGCAAAATTCAGTACTTTTATCGCAAGCCCAGCAGTACAGAGAAAAATCAATGATGTTGTTGGCGGTAAGAATGGAACACGTTTCATCGCTTCTATTACTTCTACAGTTGTCAATGATCCAAAGCTTCAGGAATGTGAGCCTAATAGTATCATTACTGCTGCATTTCTTGGCGAAGCGCTCAACTTATCTCCTTCTCCTCAGTTAGGACAGTACTACTTTGTACCTTACAAGACTAAGAGAGGAACAGTGGCACAGTTCCAGTTAGGTTATAAAGGCTACATTCAGTTAGCTATCAGAAGTGGACAGTATAGAAAATTAAATGTTATTTCAATCAAGGAAGGTGAATTAATCCGTTACGATCCTCTTAATGAAGAGATTGAAGTCAGATTGATTGATGATGAACTTGTAAGAGAGAATGCTAAGACAGTCGGCTATTATGCAATGTTTGAATATACAAACGGCTTTAGAAAGACGATGTACTGGTCAAAAGAGAAGATGGAAGCCCATGCGCTTAAGTATTCTCAAGGATATGCAGCAGATAAAAGAAAAGGCACTAACTGGACATTCTGGTCTAAAGACTTTGACGGAATGGCATACAAGACTATGCTCCGTCAGCTGATCAGTAAGTGGGGTATCATGTCAATTGATTTACAGAATGCTATTGATGCAGATATGGCAGTAATCAATAGTGATGGTACAAAAGAGTATGTTGATGCTCCTGTTACATTTGTAAACGAGGAAGAACCACAGGAAGAAGCACCTAAAGCAATCGCAAATGAAAGTTCAGCTCCTAAAGCACCACAGCCACATGAAGAAACTGACAAGGTTCTAGAAGATGCTGGAGTCAATACTGATTTCGGTGATGCTGAATTTGGTGACTTCGATGATGGTTATGATTATGAACAGTTCTAATTAAAGAAAGGAAGACATGAAAGATGGATGAAAAAAGAAGATGGATCAAGTTGTATATGATGGACTACGATGAAGTCTATCATGATTCAAAAATGCTACACCTTTGGATTGACATCCTTCTTCATGCCAATCCTGTTGACTATTATCACCATGGTCAACTTATAAAAAGAGGACAATGCATCTTGTCTCTTAGACAGGTATCAGAAAGATGTGGGATGGCAAAAAACACCATTACTAAATATCTTCACCTCTTAGAAGAGTGCGGAAAAATCAAGTTAGATATATCTAGAAAAGGCACTCTTATAACAGTTGAAAACTGGGATAAATATCAGAACCGTGTCTCACCTAGTGTCCTAAAAATAGGACAAGAAGTAGGACAAGAGGTAGGACAAGAGGTAGGACAAGAGGTAGGACAAGAAGTAGGACGTAATAAGAATAAAAGAATAAAAGAAATAAAGAATAAAAGAAGACTGTCTGTCAGTGACTCTGACTTATCTGATTTAAAATCTTTTCTTATTGAAAATGACTTTGAAGAAGTTGCCGATGAAGTAATAGAAACATGCAAACTCTATGGACTTGAGAAAATAACCAATCTAAAGAACTTTGCTTTAGCAGTAGCAAAAGAAAAGAAATGGTACCAGAAGAAAAAGAAACTTAAAAAAAGAGTAACTGAAGAGGATAAAGAAGAATTAAGGCGATTAACGGAAGGACTATACGGAAATGATGAAGAGCAAGTCTCTGATGAAGAGGTTGCCGAACTAAGAAAATCAACGGAAGAACTAGGAGGGGATTTATAACATGACAAATTTTGAATTTTATGAAGATGAAATTAAATCCAGAGGTTTCAATTTTGCGGTAGATAAATCAAACGGTGAATTATTCTGCTGTAAGGAAGAAGGCTCATGCAATAAATGTGAATTTTGTCCTGATAAAAAGGGATTGATAGATAAAAGAGCTAAATTCGTGTGTTCAAAAATCAATATTGTTAGATGGCTATATCAGAAGCACAAGATAAAAATGAATGCTCTAGAATACGGCTTACTTGAATATATGCTATCTGAAGGATATGAATGGGTATCACGTGATGATGATTTCACAATCGCGTTCTTCACATTAAAGCCAATCGATAAGGATGGTACTTGGTTCTCTCCTGAGAACGGAGTAGATGAACCACTCAATTGTGTTCCTCTTTGTGAGAAGTTGTTCGAATTCCTAAGAGAAGGAGAATTATTTGAAATAAATAAATTACTAGGTGCATGCGAGGTGACAGAGTAATGTTAAATGCAGAAAGATTTAAAGAAGAAATAAATAAGCACAATAACGAATTTGGACTTGCTGACAACATTGTTGATTGTGGAACGTTAGGCTGTAGAAATTGCCGATTCTCACGTTTGAATAATTCTGATGGTGTAATTATTATGTGCAGCACTAGAAAAGTTAAATGGCTCTTATCTGAGTATAAAGAGCCTGTCAAGCTAACTAGATTTGAATATGATATTTTAAAATATCTATCAGACAACACAATACACATGTATATCGTTAGAGATGGCAATGGCAATATTTTTCTATATGATGAAGAACCCCAAAAAAGTGAGAGTTCTCCTTGGTGGACTGGTCGTGGCATGTACCACATGAAAATGTTTAATAAGTTATTCCAATTCGTTCAACGGGAAGACAGTACACCTACACTGATCAAGGATGTTTTAGAAAATTGTGAGGTGTTAGAAAATGCTGAAGAATAAAGAAGAGAGAACCTCATTTTTAAGAAATGAGAAGAACTGGGAAGCTGAGTATTTAACATCTGATATTAAAATGTTGACTTTAAAATTAACACCTAAACTATATGTCAGAAAAATTCAAGTGATGGGTTTTAATAAATATTTTAAAAAAAGTGGATGGTATACGCAGTTTACTAAGTTCTATTATCCTGATGATTTATATTATGGTCCTAATGCTTCAGATACAGAATTATTAAAATATTTAACTGCACATAAAGATGATGATTACATTGAAGACTTAGAAGTAGAAGGAGAACAGTAAAATAATGAGAATAAATGAAGTGTTAACAAGAGTCGATGAAGATGAACTCATTGACATTAGATGTAAAAGTTGGAATTTTTGTATACAAGGAACAAAATGGGAAATCACTCATAGTGAAACATTCATGGATAACCATTTCGGAGATATGTTAGTAACTCATATTGAAGTAAATGATTCGCCAAGAGGACACGCAATCATGCTATTGGCTGATTAAGGAGGAAAGTAAATGGATCCACAGGAATTACATAATATGCTTGGTGCTCTTGTATCAAATTGTCCGGAACTTGGAAAAGTATGCGAGACATGGGGCAACCAGCACATGTTAACTATCGCAATGGAAGAAAATGCTGAACTTATACAAGCAATATCAAAAATCAAACGTAATGGATTGGACCCAATCAACGCTTCACATTTGGATGAAGAGACTGCGGATGTATTGATATGCATATGTGAGTTATTTGTGATGGGATATCTAGATGTATATGAAATTGCTGAAATCATAGAAAGAAAAGTAGAAAGATCCATGAGGAGAACTCAGGATCATATAAAGGAATTAGAAGAGGAGGATAGCTTCAATGGTGTGTTTTAGTGCCGAAAAAGTACAGGAAATTGTGGAAGAGAAAGAAGCTGAATATAAGAAGCTAGAAGAAGAGTATTCATATTTGAAAGAAGAATATGGAGAGCTTGAAGAAGTATGCCAAGATTTAAAAAAAGAAAACAATACTCTTAAAAGAAAGTGCGAAAGTTATGAAAAAGCAAACAAAACTATATTGTGCATCTATCATGAAGACATCAAAAAGATGGATGATCTTCAGAAATTCAACAATAAACTTGTTAAAAGCTGTAAAAAGGCTAACAGGGATTTCTTTATCTTAGCAGCGGCTTATGTTGCTACACTAGTGCTAATGATTTACTTATTTATCAGATAAGGGGGAGTGATTATGGTGAGTTTCTATAGAACATGCAGATATGAAAATGAAAATTATCTATTTCATTGTTTTGAACAGTGGTCAAACGTTATAGGAGAATCCGTTGCTATTGGTGGACATCCAGGAGGGCAGATTAGTCAAGTATTCGCTCTAATCGAAGACGGAAAAGGCAATATCCATCGTGTTGACCCTACAACGATAACATTTACTGATGATAAGTTTCTTGATTATTTTTGTGATTTAGACGAGGAGTGATATAGATGTTTTTATTACAGGTATTAGAAAATGTGTTTTCTGTGTTTGCTTTCGTTATGCTGATTGTTGGTGTCCTTATTGTGATATCAGTAATTGCTATTGCGGTGTTTGTTATTGTGTCGGTCGTTGTGAATGGCGTAGAAGAAGATAAGGAGAATAATAACTTATGACAATAAATGACAAGGAGGAACACTATTAATGCTTAATCGTGCTTTATTAGTCGGAAGACTTACAAGAGACCCTGAATTAAGAAGAACAGGGAGTGGAAAGGCAGTCACTTCTTTCAACTTAGCAGTAGAAAGAAACTTCAAGAGCGATGATCAGGAGGCTGACTTCATTAACTGCGTATGCTGGGGGAAGATTGCGGAAAATACAGAACGTTACTGTTCTAAAGGTTCGATGGTTTCTGTTGATGGTCGCATTCAGACAAGAAACTATGAGAACAATCAAGGTCAGAAGGTATATGTTACTGAGGTGATTGCTGACTCTGTACAGTTTATTAATACAAAGAGGGATAGTAATACAGCTACTGCAGCACAAGCGCCAGTAAATAATCAAGCACCTGTTAATAACTATGCGAATAATGGACTGATTCATCAGTTCGAGGATGAAGGATTGGTTATGGAAGAGGATGATATTCAATTTTAGGAGATGCAAAATGAACAGAAAAAAAATTAAACTAACAAGACAGGAATATGAATATTTAAAGACTGGTGAAGGCCTTGGCGGTCGTATCGCTAGAAATAAAGATAATTCTTTAATCGGAACTAGAGCGACTTTAACTAAAGACTATAAATACGAAGAGTGGGTATGCATGTATGGGGAAAGGATTTTTTGCTTAGATGAAGCCAAAGACTTATTCAAATTCATAAAATGGGAAGATGAAAGGCCTTATTTAATTGATGATATCTTAGCTAATTGCGAGGTCGTAGATAATGGCTAGTAAGATAGACGTGGTCGCAGCTATTGAAACTTTAGAAATTAATTTAAGAGCGATTAATAATTGTATTCTCATTAAAAAAGGAGAATTAAAAGAGAAAATAGAAAGAATACATTATGACTGCCCAAGTGAGTATGAATCTATATCAATATTATGTAATAGTATAGTGTGTCTTTTGAAACAGGAAGAAATGCTTGAGTTTTCTCTTAGTCTTCTAAGAAATCGTAAATCCATAGCAAGCAAAGAAGCGTGTGAACTATTGGAAGATGATGAATTGAGAAGGTTAATTTCTAGGGTAAGTATTGGACATGAGTAAATACAATTCAAAAAAGACTACAGTTGACGGCTTTACATTCGATTCCAAGAAGGAAGCAAAACGCTATTTGGAATTGAAACAAATGGAAAAAGATGGATTAATTCATAAGCTACAATTACAGGTACCTTTTGAGTTAATCCCTCCTTTTGAAATCGAAATTGATGGGAAGAAGAGAAAGAGAAGAAGGATGGAGTATATTGCTGACTTCGTCTATTACATCAATAACGTTAAAGTTGTAGAAGACGTCAAAGGCAGAAAAACAGAAGTATATAAGATTAAGAAAAAGATTTTTGAATATAAATTCAAAACAACGATAAAGGAGCCGTAGAAAAAATGAAAGTAGCAAGAAAAAACACATACTATGTTTACAACGCTGAAAACGGCGAGTTCCTTGGTTGTGGGAGCCGTTGCGACATAAGAAAATATTTTAATGTAGGATTAGAACGCATAGAATCATGTGCAAAAAGCAGAGAGCCGTTAGTTTCAACAAAAAATGACATAATACTAAATATTAGCAAAGTAGAAGGAATAGTTGAAAATATACCTTTTACAGTCGGGCTTACAAGAACAGAATGTAACTTTGTAGAAGTTTTCAAAATATTCAGATGCCCAAGAAACGAAGAAGAAAAGGAATATATGAGAACGCACTTTTCAATTATCAACCTTGATAAAGTAAGGTTCGAACTTGATACGAGGTCATTTAATGACGGATTCCCATTCAGAATTAATTTCACAGGAAAAGGAAGACTGCGCTCAATTATTTTTAGCGAAAAGTTCTATAGTAGAAAATTAGCAGAAGAAAGGCTCAGATATTTACAGGACTTTCAAGCGAAACAACGTAGCGGTGATTTCTGGTATTTTAAAGATAAATACGACGCTTCAAGAGTTGTATGTGTTGACAGGACTAGAAGCGGAAAGAATAAGATTATGTCACCTTCTCGTGACACAACAAAAAAAACAAATTATAAAGAGTATTTAGATCTAGTTCAATTTCTACAGTCTGAATTCATCAGATAATCAAACAGGGCATTGAGTTCTCTATATTTAACTCATAAGAAAATTTAAAATAAGAAAATCTATATGGATTACTCTTAATAGATTCTTTTCTAAAAGCAAGATCCTCTCATGAACTTGATGCCCTAACATATTCTTAAAACCAACAAACAACAGCAGTGTCATGGCTTTGCTTCAATCTCATTCACCTTCTTTTGCAAAGAATAAGAGTATGAAGCGCTAATTTTGCTATCCAACTATAAAGTTATGATGTTGCTGGGAGAAGAGAAGACACAAATTGAAAACCAATAGGAAGAGTAAAGTACTGTTTTCTTCTTCTCCAGAAAGGAGGTTAATTTTTGTTTTTTATTCTATTTGTATTGGTGATAGTGATTTATTTATTTTTTATTTTTGAGTAATCAGGAGGTAACGTATGACAGCCGAAGAAGTCAGAACATATTTAAAATCATATAGGAATCTAAAAGACAAAGCAGACTATCTACAGAATAAGTTAATAAACGTTAAAGCAATCTCATATAGAGACAGTCCAACAGGTTCATACAGTGAGCCCAAGACTCAGAACGATTACATCATGATGAAGGATAGGTGTTTAGAAAAAATGGCTCTCATACGTCAAAATATAGATAAACTAGATGATATCAATCATAGAGATGTACTTTTCTATCGATATATCGAATCAATGAGCATCTATGATACAGCTGATATGCTGCACGTATCACAGAGGACAGCGGAGAAGTACATACATGATGCAATTGAAAAGATGATTGTTATTCTAGATTAGCGTGAATACACGGCTATAAACGTTAAACGGCGCAACATTGCGCATTTAAATGTTATATAATGGTAAAAAGAGGCAAATTAAGCAGAGAGGCATAATAAAGCCTCTTTTTTATTGCTTGATAAGAAAGGGGTGCAGCTATGACAGAAAAGCAGAAACTATTTTGTGATGAGTATCTAAAAGATACTAATGCTACAAGAGCATATCTAGCAGTATATGATAATTGTAAAAGCGCCATAAGTGCAGCACCTCTTGCCTCTAAGCTTTTAAAAAAAGAAGAGATACAAAAGTATATCTCTGAAAAGATGGAAGAAATCCATAATGAGAACACCGCAGATATTCAAGAAATAGTTGAGTATCTAACATCTGTTATGCGCGCTAAATCAGAGTCTTATGTAATGATCATGAACGGTAACGGTATGCAGAAGGTCATACAGAAGCCTCCGGACGAGAAAGAAAGGCTTAAAGCTGCTGAATTATTAGGCAAGCGTTTTGGTATGTTTACGGAAAATGTAGATGTTACATCGAACGGCAAGACAGTAATCGTGGATGATATAGATGAAAGTTAGTTTAAAGTCCATTATTGGTCCTGCTTTCTATGATGTTCATAAGCATATCAAAAACAATGATTACACGCACTATTGGTTAAAAGGTGGCCGTGGATCATTGAAGTCTTCATTCATTGGTACAGAAATTCCTTTAGGGATTATGAGAGATGCGAAACGTGGTGTAATGAGTAATGCCGTTGTTATCAGACGTGTAAAGGACACTTTAAGGGGTTCAGTCTATGAACAGATTAAGTGGGGCATATTCATGCTGAAGGCTGAAGAAGATTGGGATATACCTGAATCTAAGCTGCAGATGACATACAGGCCGACAGGACAACAGATAATATTCAAAGGTGCTGACAATCCTAAGAAGTTGAAATCTATCAAGGTGTTTGTCGGATATGTAAAATACGTATGGTATGAAGAATGCGACGAATTCGAAACATACGATAAAATAACCAATATCAATCAGTCACTTCTTCGTGGTGGGCATGAGTATTGTGTATTTTACTCTTTTAACCCTCCCGAATCACAACGTAATTGGTGCAACAGGCAAGTTCTAGTAAAAAGGGATGATACATATGTCTCTCACACAACTTACTTACAGGCGCCACCTCAGTGGCTTGGGGAGCAGTTCTTAATAGAAGCCGACCACATGAAGGAGACAAAGCCTGATAAGTATAAGCATGACTATTTGGGAGAGGTAACTGGAACAGGTAGCGAGGTTTTCACTAACCTTGATATACGTGAGATAACCGACGAGGAAATACAGGTATTTGATAGATTAAAAAACGGACTAGACTTTGGTTATGCTGGTGACCCATTAGCATACGTCAAAGCAAACTATGATAAGACGCGCAGGCGTCTTTTTATTTTTGGTGAAGTATATGGAACTAGACTATCAAATGCCAAGGCCGTCAAACTTATAAAGGAAATCAACCCACTCAATAAGCTAGTCACTGCTGATTCAGCTGAACCAAGAACCATTAACGAATTCAAACTGTTAGGTCTTAATATCATAGGCGCAAAGAAAGGCGCTGACAGTGTAGACAATGGAATAAAGTTCCTTCAGGACCTAGACAAGATAATTATAGATCCTGTTAGATGCCCCAATGCTGCACGTGAATTCAATGACTATGAAATTGAGATGGATAGAGACGGCAACCTTAGAGGGGAGTTCCCCGACAGAAACAACCACACTATAGATGCGGTTAGATATGCTATAGAAAATGAAATCCTTATGAAGAAGGCAAGAGCAGGAAAGAGGAGATTTTAAAAGATGTATTATACTTTCACGATTCCACGAGAAGAATTCGACGAGACAAACATAGACAGAAGCATGATCCTTCGTCTCATTGCTAAGCATTATAGTATTCGTGCTCCTGAGATATTGAAGAATGTCGGCTATTACTTTGGTAAGCATGCCATCATGAACAGGAAAAAGAAGTTTAAGAACCAGCCGAACAATAAGATCATGGTAAACCATGCTAAAGATATATCAGATACAGCAACGGGCTATTTTCTTTCAAACCCTATCACATTCAAGAAGAATACAGAAGACGGCAATATTGACAAGCTGACAGGTGCTTTTGTTGATGCAGAAACAGATGATACAGATTCATGCAATGCTATCAATATGTCACGTGCTGGTGTCGCTTATGAGTATGTTTACTTATGTGAGCATGAAAGCAAGCTGATGACCAAGACACTTGACCCATTGTCAACATTCAAGGTTTTCGATGCTTCAATTGAACAGCATGAACTATTCAGCGTTTATTATTCGATTGAAAAAGATGATTCTACTGACAGGTTCAATATCATTGCGACAGTTACAAGTGAGAACTATGTCACAAGAATCGGAATCACTTGCAATGAGGAATTCGAAAAAGGCGAGTTTTCAGAACTAGGTGAGCCTTACCCACATTTCTTAGGTGAGGACCCTATCATTGAATATAGAAACAACATGGACTGCATTGGAGACTATGAACAGCAGATTTCTCTTATTGATGCATACAATACATTATGCTCTGACAGAATCAACGATAAGGAGCAGTTCATTGACGCAGTGCTTGTTGTCTATGGCGCTCTTTTAGGTGATGACGATGAAGAAGCAACAAAAGCGCTCCAGGCTATCCGTAAGAATGGTGTTATGGAACTTCCTAGTGATGCACGCTCTGAATATCTGACTAGAACATTTGACGAGAACGCGGTGGAAACACTCAAGCGTTCAATAAAGGAAGATATCTATTCACTTTCTCATGTTCCTAATCTGACAGATGAAAACTTTGCTGGCAACAGTTCAGGCATTGCCATTCAATATAAGCTTCTAGCACTTGAGACTCTCACCAAGACAAAAGAGAGATATTACAAGAAAGGGCTTAAGAAGCGTATAAGAATGTTCTGTACTTATCTCAATCTAAAGGCAATTGCTGCTGATCAGTCAATGATTGAGCCTGTATTCACAAGAGGGCTCCCACAGAACCGTCTTGAATTATCACAGATTATTTCGAACCTTAAAGGTGTTGTTTCAACCAAGACACTTCTTGCACTGCTTGACTTTGTTTCAAACGTCGATGATGAAATGAAAGAAGTCAAGAAAGAACAACAGGAAGCACTTGAAACACAGAAACAGTTATTTGATACCGAAAATCAGAATACTCCTCCAGAAGATGAAGAAGAAACAGATGATCATGAGGAAGATGATAACAATGATGACAAAGACAAGGAATGATAGTGTTCTATTATGACCAACATCAAAAACATAAAGTACTGGGAGATGCGAGAAGCAAGGAACATGTACAAGGATATGCAGTTGGCCGAGGACTGCGCCAAAGAGTTGAGCGTAATCTATAGCAAGGCTGCAATCTACACTGCCAAACAGATTGAGGGGATATTCAATAGATTCGCTTCAAAACATCATCTGACAAGAGACGAGGCAATTAATCTTCTTTCAGAGGCTGACAGTAAAGATTTCGAAAAACTGCTTGAAGCATACAAGAATAAGACAGGTGCCAAAAAAAGAGAGGTACTAGCAGAATTGGAAGCCCCAGCATACAAGAACCGTATGAAGAGGCTTGACGATATTAACAAGTCAATTAATAAGCTGATTAATGCCATTGCATCCAAAGAAAGAAATGCAATAGACAAGACAATGCGAAAGGTATATGAAAGCAGTTATCACCATGCAGTATATGAAGCTGCAAGAATGAGCGGTCTAGATCTTCAGACAGGCCCTATTGATGAAGGCGCTCTTGAAACCATTCTAAAAAAGAAATGGTCAGGACAGAACTATTCCGAAAGAGTATGGAATAATACTCAGAAGGTCGCCGATGCACTAAAAGAGGAGTTCATGATAGGAGCACTCACAGGAAAGACTGAGAAGGAAATGACCGACTCGATCAACGAACAGTTCCTATCAGGTAGAAACAATGCTAGAAGACTTGTAAGAACTGAATCATCATACATTCACAATGAGGCGCACTTCCAGGCTTACAAGGATTATGGCATAGAGGAGTATAGATTTGTTGCAACACTAGACCTTAGAACGTCCCAAATTTGCCGTGAGAGAGACGGAAGTGTATACAGGGTGAATGATAAGAAGATAGGCGTAAACGCCCCTCCAATGCACCCATGGTGCCGTTCTACAACTATTATGAATCTTGATGATGAAACTATGCATAATCTAGAAAGATTTGCAAGAGACCCTGTTACAGGTGAAAGGATGAAAGTTCCAGCGGATGAGACTTATAAAGAGTGGCATCAGAGAATGGTTGAAAAGCATGGTGCTGAAGCAATCAACACTGCTGAGAAGTCAGCTAAGAATTATTCTAGTGATAAGAAGCAGCAGAAAAAATACCGCAGTTCATTTGATAAGGAAAATATGTCATTATCACAATTAGAATTCCAAAAATCGAAGAATAAAAATAAAGAGGATTCGAAGAATAAAAAGAAAGAAGTATTGAAGAATCTAAAGACTCATGTTAAAGCTGCATCGGCTTCTGTTGGTCAAGATAAAAAAGTTCCTGTTAAGAAAGAAGAAAATACCAATACAAAGTTAATTGAAAAGAATGATAAAACATTAGACTTGAACAAAAAATCAGAAAGAGAAAGGATTATTTCTGAAAATAACAGTGTAATGCTTTCGGGAGAAACATCAAATACAATAGCAAAAGCGATTGAGTTGTTGGAAACTGACCAAAATTTATCAAGAGATGATTTAACAAATTTATTCCCTGAAAAAACGTATATAGGATTAAATCCATTCACCGGAAGAAAAATATACATATATGATAAAGACTTCTCTTATTTTATAAAAAAACATGTAACTGATGGGTCTCTTGATATACAGGACCTCGTGACAGTAAATACCATACTAGATTATGATATGGCATTTATAGCAGACGATGGTAATAGTTATTCATTTGTGAAACAAGCGGAGCGAAAAAACGGAGCTTATGATATTGTTCTTAAATATATTAATGATGAAGAGGAAATTTTCCATTTCAACTATAAGAGTAAAAAATCTGCAGCTAAGAACATAAAAAGACTTAAAAAGAAAATGAGTTTATTGGATGTGAGAAATAAAAATATATTGACTTATTTAGATTTAAATGATTTAATATCAGTAGAAAAGGATAACTGATGTAGAAAAATCGGTCTCGTCTAACACGGCGTATATCTGATTAGATATATGGCGGATGAGGGATGCCCATTCTTAGAAATGGTTCGACCGCCCCTCCAGTTATCCCTTTTAATTGATTATCATTACGCAAATCGACTAAAAGAATAGTCGTTTTTTTATTTTATACAATCTCAAGGAAGGAGAACAACATGGCAAGGGATGATTATCATGTAATTGTTTATCAGATTCTATCCTACCTGTATATGCAGCTAAAGCAAGGGAAGGATATTGATGCATCACTCATAAGACATGACAGTAAATATCTGCAGATCAACAGAAAGTACTGGACTTATGTCATTGTGAATCTGTTGAATGATGGATATATCAGTGGGATAGTAATTGACCAGGATATAGACGAAAACATTGATATATACAATCTTGATAAGTGTGAGATTACACCAAAAGGAATAGAATACCTTACTGATAATTCAACTATTGAAAAAGCCAAGCGATTTATGAAAGACTTGAAAGACATATTACCGTTCGTATAAGCCGACTATCTAGTCGGTTTTTATTTTGCTCAATTTCAAGAAAGGAGAACCATATGGCTGAAGGATTGAAACCACATCATCACCAGTACTTTGAGTATGACTGTAAAAGTCATTTTGACAGCCGTAGGCACGTGATTGTCAAGAAGGTGACATATATGTGCATGATATGCGGAAAACTCTCTCACGAGACATATGAGGAGTACTGCCCGCCTCCCAAGGAAAGAAAACCTAAAGCATTGATGAAATACAGAAGCAGACAGAAGAGCGGTTGATGTTCTTCTTTTTTTCTGTTTGTCCATAACTTGCATATGACATTAAAAGGTGCATGGATATAACAGTCATACGGACTATAAACGGAGGTATTTAATTATGGAATACGTTAAGAATATGATGCCTTTGAACCTTCAGCTTTTTGCAGAAGAAGGGGAAGAAGGGACAGGCGATGAAGGGAATCCCGATAATGCGCAGTCAGGTGAACCAGAAGATGATAAATCTAAAGTGACAACACTCACAGAGGATGATGTAAACAGAATCGTCAAACAGAGACTTGCCCGTGAAAAAAAGAAGTGGGAGAAGGATCATACAGAAGCCGAAAGACTTCAAAAAATGACAGATGATGAAAAGAAGCAGTATGAGGAAGACAAGAGAAAAGAAGACCTTGACAACAGAGAGGCAGCAATTACTCGTAGAGAACTGACTGCAGTTGCCAAGGAACAGCTTAATGCTGCAGGAGTACCAGCAGACATGGCTGACTTCATCGACTACACTGATGCTGATACAGTGAACGAATCTGTCAAAAGACTCTCTAAAGCATTCAAGGGAGCAGTTCAGCAGTCTGTTGATGACCGATTAAAAGGGAAAGCACCTTTAGACAAGGCAAAAAACAATGTATTGACTGCTGAGGAAGAGGATGCAAGAAAGGCATTCGCGAATGCACTTAAATTTTAGAAAAGAGGTATAGAACATGGCAATTAACACATTACAGTATTCAACTATTTTTCAGACTGAACTAGATAAACAGATGGAGCATCTCACTCTTACATCATGGATGGATGCCAATGCCGGACAGATTAAGTATGACGGTGGTGCAGAGGTAAAAATCCCTAAGATGTCATTAGTGGGCTTAGGAGACTATAACAGAGATGAAGGATATAAACAGGGTGCTGTCACTCTTGAATATGAAACATTCAAAATGACACAGGACCGTGGAAGAAAGTTCCTTCTTGATGCAATGGATGTAAACGAAACTAACTTTGTGGCATCTGCTGGCACTGTCATGGGAGAATTCCAGCGTTTACATGTTGCCCCTGAAGTAGATGCTTACCGTATTTCTAAGGTTGTTTCTGATGTTACAGAAAAGAAATCAGCCAACATCCTAACAACTGCATTGACTGAACAGAATATTCTTTCTGAATTAGAAAAGGCAGCGGATACTATCCGTGATAAAGGATATCAGGGCGATATCATCTGCCATATTACATATGATACTTTAAGATTATTAAAGGAAAAGATGGTAAACAGCAACCTTACATCAGGTAAATTAACTATTGGAAATATCACATTAGACATCTATAAGCTTGATGAAATCACATTCATTCCTACACCAAAGAACAGAATGTATTCAGCTATCAAGGTTGATGCTGGAACAACAAAAGACGCAGGTGGATATACAAAGGGTGAAACTGCTAAGAATGTAAACTTCTTAATGGCGCCAATCAATAGTGTTATCGGTGTTACTAAACAGGATAAGACAAGAGTATTTGACCCTGATACTAACCAGGATGCAAATGCTTGGCAGATTGACTATAGAAGATATCATGACTGCTGGGAAAAGGACAACATGCTTGACCTAATCATTGCTAACGTCTCAGCTGATGCATAATGATCATTGTAAAAAGAATCAACGTTGAAAGGGCCATCCATGAGGATGACCTTCAGCGTTATCTCGAACAGGGATATCGTGTCATTGAAAACAAGAAGAATGATGAAGATACTCCTGCAGAAAGCAATGAAGTGACAGACCTCAACGATATGACTGTTGACCAGTTAAAGACTATTGCAAAGGAAAAGGGCGTTAGCGGATATTCTAGTCTTGTTAAAAAGGAATTGGTCGCAGTTCTCACAAAGATGCAGGAGGAGTAATCTATGGATCTAGTTGGGATTGTTGCTAAAAGAACGGGAATGAGTGAAGACCGTGCGAAAATCTATGTTGACATGGCGAAACAGCGAGCTCTAGCGCATACTAACCGCACTGTATACATCACTGCAATGGATTTCTGCGTGGCTGACCTAGCATGTGCCATGTACTTCAGAGAGGGAATGGTCGGCGAATCATCACATTCAGAAGGTGGCATCACATCTACTTTTCAGTCTTCCACTTTTGAAGATATTCTTTCAACTCTCAACAACCTGAGACTGATTCGTGCAGGAGGAATCGTTCACGAAAAGAAGCCGGAGGAGAACCAATGAGACTTTCAGCGCTTAAGAACTATCTTGTATATGAGCCTGTCATCGAAAAAGATGGTGAAGGTGTCACTACTGAAAAGTGGATCAAGAGAAAATCAATGCTTCTTGAAGTATGGCCTGCATCCGGTAAATTACAAGCTGAAATGTATGGCGAGAGACTGAACTACATTCTAAATATGATTCTTCCTAAGAATAAGGATGATGATTTCAGACCCACTGAAAAGTGGGGTGTGAATGTCTATAATCAGTCAATTGATGAACCGGATTACAGAATCATCAGCATGAAGGAGTATAACAGGCACTATCTCTATGAACTGGAGAAGATTATTAAATGAGTCTCAACGGTGCTAATGAATTATTTAGAAAGCTTCGTGCTATAGATGTCGTTCTTGAGAATCCTGAACAGGTTCTTGGGAAAGCTGCAGAAACCATAAGAAGTGGTTGCGTTCTTGAATGCCCTGTAAATAATGGTGAATTAAGAAATTCCATTAAGACAAGAGTTGAAGGCGACAAGGGATATGTTTATACAAATAAGGCATATGCTCAATATGTTGAATTCGGAACAGGCCGAAAAGGTGCAGCAGACCATGCTGGAATATCTCCATACGCACATCCTTCTTATACTATGGAACCTTGGTGGATTCCTGAAGAGAAGCTATCAGAAGAAGCAATAAATAACTATCATTGGGTAGTTATCGAGGTTGATGGAAAGAGATATTACAGGTCGGATGGACAGCCTGCACAGCCATTCATGTACCAGGGAGCAAAGAAGACTGAAAAGAAAGCAGTGAAGGATGCTGGTATTGTAATCAGCCAGTTAATTGAAAAGGATTAAAAGCATATGATCAACATTAAAGACAAAGTATATAAGGCTCTGTCAGATGAAGGCCTTGAAGTCACTGATATCTATCCTAAGGACTGGGCAAAGCTTCCAGCAGTTCAGTATGTTGAGGAAGATAACAGCGTGGCAGAATGGACGGATGACAAGGAGCAGACATCACATGTCCTTTACAGAATCGAAATCTGGGATACTAAGAGTACATCAAATACAGCCTTGAAAGTTGATAAGGCATTATCAGCAATGGGGCTCAAGAGAGTATCATGCAGAGATATTGATGATGCATCAGGACTTAGACACAAGAAAATGAGTTATGAAGCATATTATGATAGTGATTATATCTATCATGGTATGTAACTGATAAGGAGGAATTATATAATGCTAGCAAATGGCGCTAAATTATCTTATGACAAGACAAACAAGGGAACTTCTTTTACTGAACTTCCAGGCTTGAAGAAGATTCCTGACATGGGTATTGAAAAAGAAAAGGTTGAAAATACTTCTCTTGATGATAAGACTAAAATCTATGAGTTAGGAATTGGTGACCCTGGAGACCTTGAATATACATTCAAGTATGACAACAGCAAAGCAACATCTTCATACAGACTAATGCGTGAACTTGAAGAATCAGGAGAAACCGCAATGTTCAAGGAAACATTGAAGGACGGCACTACAACTACATTCTCAGGACAGGTCACTGTTAAAAGAGCGGGTGGTGGTGTCAATGATGCTATTGAATTCACTATTTCAATCGCATTACAGTCTGAACTCACTATTGCTGACCCAGGAGAAGCAGTAGCGCATTCTGATGAAACTGCTTCTGAAGCAGTATCAGAATAGAAAGGAAGATATAGATAAATGGCAGAAAAAGCAAAAAGAAAACCGTTCATCCTTTGGAAGATTGGCGAAGAAGAATACAAATTAAAACTGACAACAGGAGAAATCTCAAGACTAGAGCAGATGTATGGTGGAAGTCTTATCAATCTTCTTAATACAGAAACAGGCATGACACCATTATGTACTATGCTGGACATCACACACGGTGGTCTTCAGAAATTCAACAGCAACATCGACAGAAGCGATGTAAATGATATGTTTGACAGATACATCGATGAAGGTGGCTCACAGACAGAGTTCCTTAGTGATGTTCTTATTCCGTTGTTCCAGGTATCGGGTTTTTTCTCTGGGGCTCTCGAAACGAAAATGGAAAAGGAAATGGCGGAAGCCAAGAAGAATCTCTAGAAGATATCCTGATTACAGATTACATATACAAGGCGGTCTATGATCCAGCGCTTGATGCTGGAGTAGACCCCTTTTCATTTTGGAATTATTCGTTAGATGAGCTATACGATATTATTTCAGCGCATGAAAGAAAGAAAAAAGAAATGGTGCGACAGGAAGCGATATCTCTTCAGATACAGGCCCTTCAGATAAGGGATTGTATTTCTGCTGTCCTTAACGGTAAGGATGATTCATTCACTCCTGCACAATTGTGGGACTTCTATCCTTCACTTTTTGAAGAGGATAGGAAAGAGTTTGAAAAAGAGAAGGAAAGAAAAGAGGTCGCAAGCGCTAGATCTTCTCGTATTGCCTTCAGTAGAAGACATAATGAAGCATTAAGAAAAAGAAAGGCGGTGATGCAGAATGACGGTAGAGGAACTGCAGATAGTGATATCTGCTCAGACGAAATCAGCGAAATCAGAACTGAACAGCGTGAAGAATGAAGTCACCAGCCTAAAGAATCATGTTGATAAGGTCACAGGATCTATTGGCAATTCATTCAAGAGCATTCGCAATATTGTGGCAGGTCTTGGCATTGCTTCTATAATTAAATCAACGATATTAGGCAATGTTGATGCTGCAATCAAGAGAGTTGATACTCTTAGCAACTATAGCCGAGTAATGTCGAATCTAGGCGCTGACAGCGTTCAAGCGAATGCATCGGTACAGAAACTAAGCAATAAGCTTATTGGGCTTCCAACAACCCTAGATGATGCATCAGGCGCAGTACAGAGATTTACGGCCGTAAACGGTAATATCTCTAGATCAACAGATATGTTCCTTGCACTCAATAATGCCATTCTAGCCGGTGGTGCAAGTTCTGAGATACAGAAATCAGCCCTTGAGCAGTTGTCACAGTCATACGCCAAGGGTAAACCCGATATGTTCGAATGGCGCTCAGCGATGACTGCAATGCCTGCACAGATGAAACAGGTGGCTGAGGCAATGGGGTTTGTCAATGCTTCCGCATTAGGTGAGGCATTAAGAAACGGAACTGTATCAATGGACCAGTTCATGGATACAATTATGAAGTTAAACACTCAGGGCATTAACGGCTATCAGTCATTCGAGGAACAGGCAAGAAATGCGACAGGTGGAATTGCTACATCAATCGCTAATATGAGAACAGCTATTGTTAGATGTATGTCAGATGTAATGAACACAATTGGACAGTCTAATATTGCTGGATTCTTTACCAATATTGCAAAGGCAATTAATTCCTGCGTCCCATATGTTGTTGCATTCACTAAAGTTGTTATGGTTGCCGTTGGGTATCTGACGGCACTGTTTGGCGGCAAGTCAAAGAAGTTGAGTTCTTCTTTTGGCGGAGTGTCAAACAATGCTAAGAAGGCAGCAGGAAACACAGGGGCTCTTGCAAAGAATATGAACGATGCTTCCAATAGTTCGCAGAAGCTTTCTAAAGGTGCAGGTGGAACAGGAAGCGGATTAAAAAAGGCAGCAGGTAATGCTTCTAAACTCAAGAAGGAATTGAAAGGAGCTCTTGCTGGATTCGATGCAATCAATAACATCAATTCAAGCAACGGTTCAAGTGATCCGTCTTCAGGTGGCTCGGGCGGTGCTGGTGGTTCGGGCGGTGATATCGGCGGATTCAGCATGGATGACAGTGGTGCAGAAGAACAGAAAGGGCTTCTTGAAGAAGTAGACAAGCAGTTAGAAGAAATCAAGAAGAAAGTTGCGGAATTCTTCCAGCCATTAAAGCAGTCATGGGATAAGTTTGGTGCGCCGATGATTGCAGCTGCAGTATATGCATTTAATGGTGTCAAGAATCTTCTTATGGAAATCGGCAAGTCAATGTATACAGTGTGGGAAAATGGCACAGGTGCAAAGACTGTCGAACTGATATTGAAGATATTCACTAACATCTTCAAGATAATTGGCAATATCTCTCAAGGACTGGCCGATGCATGGAACACTGCAGGCCTAGGTGATTCAATCATCCAGCATTTATGGAATATATTTAACTCTGTATTGAAAATCATCAATGAGATTCTGAAAATTGTGAGAGACATCACTAAGGCGATTGACTGGACTGCTGTACTAGGTGCAGTGGATGTGGTTCTTATTATCATTGATGGGTTATTCTCTTTCATAGCAGATAATGTAGGTCGTATTCTTGGCATACTTTCAGTTATTGCGGGATTATCATTATTTTCTACTCTTGCTGGAATTCTTGGTACTGTTATCACACAGATACAGATTGCAGTGGGAGTATTTTCAGGTTGGGCATCACTTGCAACTGCATTGAGTGGTGCATTTGGAATTCTTCCACAGATATTCGCATCTATTGTAATGGCGGTGAATCCTGTAAATGTCATCATAGGGGCAGTCATTGCTACAGTGGTAGACTTATGGCAGAAGAGTAAGAGCTTCAGAGATGACATAGTAAGCATTCTAGGAAATATCGCCACTATTGTTCAGAAGGTATTTCTAAATATTGTGGCACCTATCATTGATACAGTTGGTAAAATCATCATGGATTTTGTGGAAACTGTTCTCAAACCGTTGTGGAACGCATGGGAGAATGTATTCCAGAGCATAATGGGATTATTAAGTGATTTTCTAAAGTTCGCCACACCTATATTCAGCACAATTCTTGATATTCTAGGACCTATATTCAAATTAGCCTTAACAGTATTAAGAGGTGTATTTGATATGGTATTTGCTGCAATCAGAGGAATTATTGAACGCGCAGACAAAACAATCTGCGAAAGAGTCAACAATATCAGAGAATTCTTCCGTAATCTAGGTGAATGGATGGAAGGAACTTTTGGTTTCAAATGGAAGAATGTGTTTGAAACGGTTAAGAATGTCGTCAAGGCGTTCAGAGACTACATGGGTCCTATCATTAATTCATTGGAAGTTGTTTTCTTGGGTCTTACTAGCTTTATCAGTGGCGTGTTCTCAGGCAACTGGAGAAGAGCATGGTTTGGTGTTAGACAGATATTTGAAAGTATTGTTTCTGGATTAAGCCACATCTTCAAGGCTCCATTGAATTTCATGATTGATGGAATCAACAAATTCTTAAGTGGTATCGGCAAGATAAAGATTCCTGACTGGGTTCCTGGTGTCGGTGGAAAAGGATTCTCAATTCCTAGGATTCCTAGACTCGCAAAAGGTGGTATCGTAAGTGCATCCACTATCGCCAATATTGGTGAAGCAGGAACAGAAGCAGTAATACCATTACAGAGAAACACACAGGGACTTGATATGATTGCTGAAAAGATTTCAGAAAGATTATCACTTTCTCAGAATGACGGCACAGGCGCTACCTACGTCATTAAATTGGTACTTGATGATGGCAGAGTAATCACTAAGATGGTGATTGACAATATTAAGGACTATGAAGCACGCACAGGCAAGCCTGTATTTGACTATTAGGAGGTGGAATAAATGGCAGATGAAGCAAAAATCAAGATAAACGGAACACTTATTCCGACTCCTTCAGAGATCAGCGTAGAAATCAATGATCTAGATTCGGATAGTGTCAGACCTGTATCAACAGGCATATTAAGAAGAAATAGAATACGTTCTAACATGTTAAAAATCACATGTACGTATAAACTGAATACATTCACAGATGTAATGAATATTCTAAAGGTACTCACTCCGGCAGAGTTCACAGCAGAACTCTACATTCCTGATCATGGTATCAGAGGAACCAAGAAGATGTATGCTTCAAATAAGAAGTACAATTATAAGAGAGTGCAGTCTGGTCTAAAGGCAGATTCATTCTCTTTCTCTCTGATTGAGGTGTGATCATATGCTTATAAAATATGGAGAGACAAATGTAACGGACAGACTTCTTGATTATAAGATGTCTGTCTCTTTTGCTGACTGCCGTATGATAGGCAACGTGCCATCAATTGAACTGACAATGAAGTTCGATAACTATGACGGCATTCTTGACAATATCGACATCAGCAAGTACTGGGAAGTCAAGGAGAATGATGCATCTGATACAAGATACTTCAAGGTGTATGATCAGCCGGAGAAGTACACCAAGGAACTTACTCTCAAGATGTATGACAACAATTATTCTCTTGACAAGGCATACGATACTAAACTGTCTTATCCTGTCACTATAAAAGACCAGCTAGACGAGATTGAAAGTCTGACTGGTCTTTCTATTATTCGTGAAGGAATACCGCAGTACGTTCTTGATAAGAGCGTATCATGGTACGATAACACGATTGTAATAAGAAACTATCTCGGATGGATTGCGGAACTGTTTGCAGCGAATGTCTATGCAGAGGGGATTGATTCTATCAAGTTTGTTCCTATTGAAAAGACTGCCTTTGCTGCTACACAGGATTTAACGGACTATGAGAAGAATGAGGTGTATACACTTACAAGAGTATATGCTGAAAATGGTCTCAATCCTCTTTCTAAAGGCGACGAAACAGGAAATACGCTATTTATTGATTCAGCAAATCTATATGCAGATGAACAGAGCATTATAGACAGCATCTATGACAGACTTAAAGGATTGACTTTCAACCAGGTGAAGAATGTCACAATGATATCGGTTGATAACCTTCTTCCTGGTGCTCTTGTCAATTATAACAGCAATGAATTCACTTTCTTTGTATCGGATCTAACTGTCAGTTATAAAGGTGGACAGTTCTCTATGTCTACGGTTGACGGCAGTGTTACAACAAAGAATGAAGAAAAGACAGTGAATCGTGTATCTAATACAACACGAATCAGAAAGCTGCAGGTACAACAGGACCAGGAATCATTGAAACTGGATATAATCGCAAAGGAACAGGAAGGCATCAATGACAAGATGGCGCAATTAAGCCTGTCCAATGAGAAGATATCACTAAGGGTTTCAGAAGTTGAAGAAAAGGCTGGAGAAGCAATCAAACAGGCACAGGGCTCTGTTAAGAAATTCGTATGCGAATATGCTAGTTCAACAGATGGAGCTACACCACCAGAAACAGGGTGGTCAGAGACTGCACCGACATGGCGTCCTGGATTCTATATATGGCAGAGAACAGCAACGACGATCAACAATACTGTCACATACAGTACTCCGGTATGCATCACAGGAGCAAAGGGCGAGGATTCTATATTGTTGTGTATAGAATCATCAAATGGCACGACATTCAAGAACAGTGATGTGGCAACTATATTCACGGTAAGTATATATGTGGGTGGGGTTGTGATTGATAGCTCTTCAAAATTGAGAGAAACATTCGGAGATAATGCATATCTGCAGTGGCTCATCAAAAAGCATGGAGAGACAGAATTCAGCAAGATTCCGTTAGATGATTCAAGACTCAACGATAACGGGTTCATGTTTACCATCTCAGCAAAAGACATTAAATTCAAGGCAGTATTCAACTGCGAATTAAACATTTAGGAGGAAAATTATGGCAATTAAAGCGGTCAATCAGATTGACGTTATCGACTTAACCGATGGTTATTCGGTTGTATTAACAAATGACAACTATACATTCTTAGGTACTACTACTTCTGTAAACGGTACACAGACAACAACTACACAGGTAATGGCATTATGTGGTAGCGAACAGGTTCCATGTACTGTAGGAACTATTACATGCCCTACAGGAATCTCAGCAGTGTCTGACGGCAAGTCACCAATGCCAACAATCACAGTTACTGCAACATCTGCATTAACTAAGAGTGGTACTATTACTATCCCTATCGTTGTTGATGGTGATATTACAATTAACAAGACATTCAGTTACTCTATCGCATTCAAGGGGCAGACAGGACAGAATGGTACAAGTGTTACTGTAAGTTCGACTTCTGTAACATACCAGGTTGGTGCAAGCGGAACCACTAAACCAACAGGTGAGTGGAGCGCTACTGTTCCAAATGTACCTAATGGTCAGTTCCTTTGGACTAAGACAGTAGTCAAGTATTCTGACGGCAAATCAACAGAAGCGTATTCTGTCTCTTACAAGGGTACAAACGGCTCAAATGGTTCAAACGGTACAAGCGTTACTGTAAGTTCAACATCTGTCACATACCAGGCAGGCACAAGCGGCACTACTCCTCCGACAGGCACATGGAGCACTTCTGTTCCAACAGTACAAAATGGACAATATTTATGGACAAAGACTGTTGTAAATTACTCAGATGGTAAATCAACAGAGTCATATTCTGTATCTTACAAAGGCACAAACGGAACTAACGGTAAAGATGGATTAGATGCAATCACTATGGCAATTACTTCAAGTGGTGGAACAATCTTTAAGAATACTGCCATTGCTACAACCTTAACTGCTCATGTCTATAAAGGTGGAGTTGAAGTGACTGGCTCTGCGTTATCTGCATTAGGAACTATCAAGTGGTATAAGGACGGCGGAACTACTGCTGTAGCAACAGGTGCGACATACACAATCGGTGCAGGTGATATTACAAACAAGGCAACGTTCAGCGCTCAGTTAGAAGGATAATCATATGATTAAGGCATCGGCTAGCATGACCCTCGTGAGAGTTAATGATGGCGAGGACGGGCAGGGAATTCGCTCAATCACTCCGGAGTATTACCTATCAGATTCAGCAACGGAAATGCCCGATGCAAGCAGTAACGGGTGGAAAAGCGTTCCCGATGACTACATTGACAAGCATTATTACTGGGTTAGGTCGAAGATATTATGGGATGATGGAACATATACAACGACCACCCCAGTGCTTGCAAATGACCTAAAGTCAATCATTGATGATTACGGCAACAGAATAAACAACATGAACAATCAGCTGCAGCAGGCAACTAAGAATGCTTCTTCGTCTATAGAACAGACAAAGGCATCCATCTTACAGACAGTATCAGAGAATTATTACAGTGCCTCTGACGGTGCAAACCTTGCTTCTACTGTATCTACTATTCAGCAGACAACGGAAAGCATTCAGATGGGATTCGTAAAGAAAGAAGACTTTAGTTCTCTTTCTGATACTGTATCAAACAATCAGACTCAGCTGAACACTTATATCAGATTCAATGCAGAAGGCATAGAGATAGGTAAACAGGAATCTGAATTCAAGACAAAACAGACAAACAGCAAGTACTCTATTCTTCAGAACAATGATGAAGTAGCGTATTTTGCTAACAACAGAATGTATAACTCAAACATCGAAGTTTCTAGTTCCTTGAGGATTGGAAACTTCGGATTCATTGTTAACCGCGATGGATCATTAACATTTAAGAAAGTAGGTGGTGACTGATGGCAACAAGCGCATCATGCAGTGCAGCTTTTGGTGGTGGAAATGGTAATGTCACGATGACAATGACACGTACAGGTGTCAATGTTGACGGAAACTATGATTTATGGACTGCTACACTGACAAAGTACTATAAGTGGAATATTAACTCAAATGCTACTAAATACGGCTCTATGTGGGCTAATGGCGTACTGTTATGGTCTGGTGGAGTGACTATCGGAGGTAGTGGAACAAAAACACTTGCTACCGTTACGAATATCAAGATTCCTCATGACAGCAACGGTGGGAAGCATTTTGATTTCTCATTCTCACAGGAATTGAAGGTAACCCTTTCGGGCAGCTATGTAGGCAGTGTATCTGCTTCGGGTGGTGTTGACTGCGATGTTATTCCTAGGGCAACCAAGCCTTACTGTTCTCCAGCATCAGTTTATTTTGGAAACAGTGTGACAATCAAGACACCTAGGGCATCATCTGACTTTGGTCATGTAATCTCATACAGTTATTATGATATGAATGTACAGATTGCCGATAATCAGTGGAATGACGAATTCAGATGGACAGTACCGACTTCACTGATCAGCAAGATGACTAACACGTCATATTCATATATGACATTCAAGGTAGATACATACAATCGTGCCGGAAAGTACATCGGTACTAACTACTGCCGATTGGATTTAGTACTGCCATCGGGCTATGAGCCAACTGTAACAGGAATCACATACACAAATGAAGATGCTGCAATCGCAAAAAGATTCGGTGCATCAACAATTATACAAGGTGTTTCGAAAGTCAAATGCAATGTATCTACCTCAACAAAGAATGGTGCTACAATCACGTACTACCAAAACGAGATTGACGGACAGAGCATACCTGGCCCTAACAGTTTCTTTACGACACAGCCACTCAAGTCTTCTGGTACAGTTGTTCTTAAATCAACGGTTACAGATTCGAGAGGTCAGAAGGCTACACTGTCTAAAAACATTAGTGTTACAGAGTGGTGGTCACCAGCAGTCAAGAATGTAACTGCACAGCGTTGGAATGTTTCGACTAACAAAGCAGACGATGAAGGTACAGCGGTTAAGATTACTTATTCATTCTCCATTGCACCTGTTAACAGTAAGAATGATAAGACTATCATGGTTCAATACAAAAACGGTGAGACGTGGACTACTCTTGCAACTTATACAGATTCATACAGTGGTGAGAACAAGGTATATATATCATCGGCTGGCAAGTTCAATACGGATAATGCCTACTCGTTCAGAGTGCTTGTGAAGGATTACTTTACGACAGATGGTGTTGCATCTTATGCTGCAATTGCGCCTTCGTTCAAACTGCTTGATTTTTCAGCTGATGGCAAAGGAATTGGAGTTGGATGCAAGGCAGAGAGTGGTAAGTTAAAGGTGGATATGCCTCTTGAAGCACAATCATTTAATGGGTATGTATTTGATTTTGATACAGAGAATCAAGTAGATACGTGGGTGCCCGTGCTCACGGATAAGAAGATACAGCATAGAGTTATTGGCTGGTCTGATTGGATCTCTTGTGGAACTAATGCATGTGGTATCACACTGAAATACCGATATAACGACGGATTGAAACTCTGCGAACTGAACTGGAATGGTTCGTTGACTGCTCCAATTGGTGGAAACACAGGGGGATATATATGGAGTAATTTCCCTAACGATAAAAAGCCTAGGCAAAATGTTTTCGTTCCTGCTGTTTATCCAGGCGGAACTTTAGTGATACGTTTTTACCCCATGGCCAACGATGGTACAAAGAATCAATGGACCATCACATCATTGAAAGACAATGTAAATAGTGCATACGTATGTGGCACATTTATTTATTCATATGCTTAAAGGAGAAGGAAATATGAAATTATATGATACATCATTAAAATACATGGATGCGATTAACGCTATCGGAGGCACTATTGTAGCAGTATTGACTGCTGCATTAGGCACACATTGGTTTTTATTCGTAGGTTTTTTAACATTAAACATTATTGACTACATCACAGGGATTAGAAAATCTCGTTTGACAGGGAAGGAGAATTCTGCCAAGGGAGTGCGTGGTGTATGGAAAAAGTTGGGGTACTGGCTAATGGTGCTAGTAGCATTCCTTGCATCAGCAATCTTCATCGAGATTGGACAAACTATCAATGTTGATTTGACTATCACAACATACGTAGGTTGGTTCACCTTAGCATCTCTCATTATCAATGAATTAAGAAGCATCATTGAGAACTTCGTTGAAGCAGGTGACAATGTACCATCTGTTTTAACTAAAGGCTTAGAAGTAGCAGAAAACGCTATCAACAAGGAGAATAACAATGGGTAATGACGAATTTCTAAAGATTGCAGTTGAAGAAGTAAGAAGATATACAAAAGAACATCTAGAAGATCCACAGGATTTCGATATCTATGTAGTGTGGGCATGCAAGACACTTCAGAACAATAAGGCATTGCTATCAACTACACTGTTAGACGGAATGTATTTTGAATGTACTTATAACGGAGACAAACAAGAAATGTATCTTGATGCATACCGTAAATTAGAAAATAGATGTATCAAGTGTGAGGTATGAGACATGAAGATATTCATCTCACAGCCTATGAAAGGTTTCTCTGAAGAAGAAATCAGATACAACAGAGAAAAGGCTATAAAAAAAATCAAAAATCTCTATGGTGATGATGCTGAAATTATTGATAGTTTTATCGATGGAGAAGGTACTCCATTATGGTACCTTGGAAAATCTATTGAATTATTATCAACTGCTGATATTGCTTACTTTTTAAAAGGTTGGAATACTGCACGAGGATGCAGAATCGAATACATGTGTGCTGAAAATTATGGAATCGGCACATATCTTGAGGAGGATTAAACAATGGAATTACAAGACACTGTAGAACTTATGAACAGTTCTGATTATAAGGATAGATTTAAGGCAGAATACTGGCAGGCAAAAATCAGATATGACAAATTAGATGATATAACCGTTAAGTACGAGGCACGTACCTTGACATTCATTCCTAGATGCTCACTCGATTTATTAAAAGAGCAGAAAAAGCATTTAGGAAATTATATTCGTACTCTTAAGATTAGAGCGGAAATCGAAGGAATTGAATTATAAGAAAGAAGGTATAAAGTATGATTATTAATGTGCATGGTGGACATAGTTTAAAATGTCGTGGAGCAAGTGGATTATTAGACGAAGTCAATGAAGATAGAAAAGTTAAAAACAAAGTAATTGAGTTATTAAGAGCAAACGGACATACAGTATATGACTGTACTGATGATAATGGAAAAGACCAGAATTCTAACTTAAAAGCAATTGTAAATAAGTGTAATGATCATAAGGTTGACTTAGATGTCTCTATTCATCTCAACGCTGGAGGCGGAACAGGTACAGAGGTATATGTCTATAGCGACAACTCAAAAGCCAAAGATGAAGCTGAAAGAATCGCCAAGAATATTTCTAACACTCTAGGTATTAGAAATAGAGGTGTTAAAACATCTACAAAGTTATATGTATTGAGAAAGACTAATTCTCCAGCACTACTTGTTGAGTGCTGCTTTGTTGACAACGCTATTGATAAAGTGAAATGGAACGCTGACAAGTGCGCAAAGGCAATTGTAGAGGGTATCTTAAATAAGAGTGTCAATGAACACGTTGAAACTCCTACACCTAAGCCACAGAGTAACGCATCTAGCACTTTAGGTACTTATATGATTACTGCTAGTGATTTAAGTGTCAGAACAGGACCAGGAGCTAACTATAGAAGGAAGACATATGAGGAATTAACTAAGAACGCTAAGGCTCACGATTACGATAAGGACGGCTGCATTAATTATGGTACTCGCGTCACTGTATCTAAATTTGATGGAGATTGGGCAAAGATTCCAAGTGGTTGGATTGCTAAAAGATATTTGAAAAAAGTCTAA